ACCGCCAGTAGCGATACGACACCGACGCGAAGTGCCGCACGAAGTTCGCGTTGCTGGCCGGCGTGACCGTATCGACCAGCACATTCGATGCTGCGAAGTTGTCCGTGCTGCCGCGCACTTCGATAGTGCATCCAGCGGTGAACAGGTCGTGGCCGTAGATGGCCCAATAGTCGGATGCCATTGCGCTGCCGCAGTCCACGGTCACGGTGGCCGGTAATGCGGTCGGCTGCCATGCGGTATAGGATCGCCAGTCGCGCAGGTTCAGCACGTTGTAAAGCGCGGCCGTCGTTGATGCGGCCGGAGTGCCGTCATCCAGTCGGTTGTCAAACAGGCATTTGGGGTAATCGGTTGCCATAATTAAGTGCCATCCAGCGTTACTGTTGCGCGCTCGCTTCCAGTCATATCAGCAACAACCCTGTCCGTTGCCCCGTCAATCCCAACGAATGTCACGGTCGCCGCGCCACCGCCCAGGTCGGTGATGGTCGTTTTGCCTGCAGCGACAGCCGCAAGAACGCGCAGTATTTCTGCGGCGGTGTAGCCCGATTCGATCACCTCCGTCCACGGGTTAGACCCGCTGCCGGCATCGTTGAGCTTCTCTCCCATCGTGCCGGCGTCGTTGTTGCCGGCCGCAGATGCCGACCAAACGGCAGAAGCCAAGTTTTCCGGGGAAAGTTCCGTGAATGGGGTAATGTCGCCGGCCAGCGCCCCGGTTGCGCGCATTGTGCCATCCGCCGTTAATGTCACGGTAGCAGTGGCGACTGCGTCAATGATTGCGCCGAGCAACGGCGAGTTGGTTGTGATGGCGAACGACGCCGCGCCTGCGCCAGATAGTGCCCCAACAAGATCGGCACTTGCCGTCAGCGTGAAAGTCGCAGCGCCGGATGTGCTGACGACCAGTTGAAGGTCGGCGTCCGACACTGTGAACGTAATCGTTGCGGACCCGTCGATATTGATACCGGCCGCGATTGTCGGGGCGCCGGTGGATAGATCAATCTGCGCGATATTGAAACTGGATAGCCCGCCGGCCGTTTGCGCGTTGTAGTAGGCCGACCCACCGATATATCCAAGCGGCTGCGCTGACAGCTTTATTGCAGTTGAAGCACCGTCCTGCCAATTTATCGCCGCGTTTTCCCCGCGCTCCCGTCGAGCGCCCGCCGTGCAAGAGTATAGGCCGCCCCATGAGCGGCCAGACCCGAAATTGATGCGCGACTGATTGCCGACAAGCGCCATGATTATGACCAGCCGAAGTTTAACTTGCCATCAATCGCGCTGTTTGCCGGTGTAGCTACGCCAGACTTGAGAATCCAGTAAAGCGCAGCGCCGTCGTAAACTCGCGGGAATGATGGGTACATGGCCTGCGTGAAGTCCATGAACGTCGCCTGACCCAAAACCTGCAACGGTATCTCTGCCAGGGGGACGTAATAGCCGACAGCGTAGGTGCCGGAAACGTAGGACGTGCTATTCCTGATGTCCTGAATCAAACGAATTCCGCCGTCAGCGGCCTGCAATGGAATACTCGGGCCAAACTTTCCGGCACCAGTCGCTCCGGAATACAAAACGTGCGAATTGGACGCCGCCGTTTTCCCGATTGGCGCAGACGGAGTTGTTGGCGTTGCGCGCGATGCGGTGCCGCCGCTGTTTGTGTAACCGAGCGTAAGGTTAGGCGTACCAGCACCGAGCGCGGTTGCTGCCGGGTTGAAGAACATCGCCTGCACGCCAGCGCCGTCGCTGTAACGCGGCAGACGGCAGGTCAGCGTGTGTGTTCCAGTTCCCGCATCGGTGAAGGCGATCACTGTTCCCGCGAGCGCGTTTGCGTACGAAGTCGCAACGCGGGATGTCGTTGCGGACACGCGGACAAGCCAATAGTCGGTCGCGAGCGAGAGACCTGTTGGCAGCGTGGTCGTCGTGGTGAACTGCACTTTTTGGTAGTTAGACCAGTCGTTAGCGTAGGTCAGCAACAAGCCAGACGATGACGATGCCGTGAAGGTGTTTGTATTTACCGTGTTTTGTGCGGTCGTGGTCGTGACAGTTGTGACCCGGTGAAAGGCCAGCATATCAACCAGTTGCAACGTGCATGGGACGGTCGTGGCGGCAGCAGTCACGGCATAACCAGAAAGCAGAACCTTAAAGTCGTCACCGGACGCGCCGACGTTTCCGCCGTGCTGAATGCAGCCAGCGTTTGTGGTCGCGTCGAATACCGACTGAAATTGCAGGTTTGTCCCGACGTCGAAGATTGCGTCGGCCTGCGGATTACCGCCGCCACGAAACAGCGTGTGCCACTCGTTTGCCACAGCCGCAGCAGTCGGGTTGAACTGCTTTGTGAACGGGGCAGAAAACCGCTTCCCGCTCGCGCTCACGCTGGTAATCATGTTGTCGAGTGATGTAAAACCTGCCATGTCACGCGCTCCAAAATGTAGAAATTTCGCCCTGAATAGCTGACGCTGCCAGCGTACCGGTCGGAAGGACAATCATGTTCAGGTATGCGTCGTCGAGAATCTCAGGCATGAATGCAAAATCAAGAATCGAATCAAACTGCGATGCCATGCCAACCTCTGTGATGCTGTACGTCTGTAATGGTTTTACCAAAACGATAGCCAACACGCCAACGTCGCCGGCCCCGAATATCTCGATGCTTTCTGGATATTGAACGCCGTTGTCACCATGCGCGAGCGGCAGAAACCGACCAGACGCGCCGGCAGTTACCGAAGCGGAAGACGCGATAGTTCCAGATACCACCTGCGTATTGAGTCGAACAACCGGCGTCGTTTTGCCGCTTACGCCGGAACTGTTTTTGTAGGTCACCTGAATGGAAGCCGACCCAACATAAGGAAACTGCTCTATCAGCATCATTTGGACGCCAGCGCCGTCCGGGTATCTCGGGATAGATATATTGGTCGTCAACGTCTGTACGCCAGCATCCATGCCGATTCCTGCATAGAAGGCGAGGTAATCGAGTACCTCGACAGTCAGCGGCGCTGCCGTTGCGGTCACTGTTTGGATGTTGAATTCGTGCAAGTATTTTTTATACCCGCTCGCATTCACGTCAGGCCCGTGGTCTAGCCCTCCGTCCGTCGAACGTTTCAGCGCAACCGCCGTCAACGGTGCGCCGAAATAATACTGAGCAGGCGGGTTACCTGGCGACATGGAAAGATCAAACCAAATACCTGACGCAGTTGTCTGCGATGGCGCTTTCGACCACGAACGCAGCAGCCGCCTACCTTGAAGGTGGGCTAACTCGATGTCACGATGCGTCAGGTTCGTTGTCGTCACTTTCCACCTCAACGTCGTAATCTACCGCGCAGGCGCACGCCTTGTTGTCTTGGCCTTCTAACACTCTCGTGCGAATGCCGCAGCACCGGCAGGTATAAATCAGCACGCGCATCAGTCAACCGTCGCGGTCAGCGCAGCAGCAGCAAACTGCGGCTGGATGCCGTTTGAAATCGCCAGCGAAGCGGACAGCGCACCAGACAGCACGATCTGGCCAGCGCCGGAAGACTCAGTACCTATCGAAAAATACGTCGCCGTCGCGCTTGACCCGGTGCATTGCGGAAACTGAACGAGTGCCACGTTGCTTATCGTAGACCCTGCACGCGACCAGCCAGCGCCAGAACGGGCAACAGCCACGCGAGCATACGATGTGTACGCCGCCTCACTGGTGGTCTGGTCGCCAGCCTCACCGGGGTCAGATGTGTGCAGCGCGATATAAAACGAACCGGCCGCCGCACTGTTCTGTAAACCGCCGGCGTCACCGACGTTTGCCCAGTCGGCGTTCAGGAAAAGAAGATCAAGAAGTGCCGCTTCCGCAGCGTTGCTCATACTCATATCACCACCCTCCGGGGTTGTAAGAATTACCAGCGCCACTAGCGGCGATCCTGGCGTCTACTGCTGAACTAAAATCGCTGATCGTTGAAGCCGTCTGTGTTCCTGTTTGGTTAGACCGATCCAGGTAGAACGATCCGCTATATCCGTTTAGTGCGTCTGCATCGGAAGCCGTTACTGCCCCGCCAGACAGATCGCTCAGGAATGTGTACCAGTCGGCGCTGACGCGGCCGGATTGCCACTTGATGATCGGTACGTATGCGGCTGGAATGGCCATGCTATGCCCTCATGAATTCAAAGTGACCGTCACCGTAGGCTTCCTTCAGCGTCGGGCCGAGTTGGTTCACCAGCCAGTCGGTGCTGACCATGCCGCTGTCGGACTGCACGATGACCGTCACGTTGCGAGCCGGTGCGCTGGAACTGGACGACGCCGGCAGCATCGGGGCTTCCGCAACCTGCGACGAACGCGACGGCAGGCCGGTCTCACCGACGCTCATGGTCGGGACTGCGCCGACGTTGGCAGCGCCGCCGCCGCCGAATTGCTGCGACTTGATGCTGCGGATGTTCATCAGGCCGGCAGCGCCGACCAGTGTGGCGAAGATCGGGCCGAGGATCGGGCCATAGCTCCAGGCTTTGCCGATGCCCTCGAACATGCTGATCGTCGCGTTTGCGATTGCAGCAGCCTTGCCGACCTCGAACTCTTTGCGGCGATTCGACTGCATGAGTGACGAAGCAAAGCCGAGCATTCCCTGAATGCCTGACAGCTTCGCCTTCCAGCCCTTCTGCTCAAGGCCGAGCTTTGTCTGCTCGAACCATGCGAACTCTCCAAGCTCCTTGACTCGCGCAGCGGCGGATTTGTCGTCGCCCTCTTTTTGCAGCGCCGCCTTCTGTTCGTTGAAGCGCGCCTTCGATTCCAGTTCGAGCTGGTTCGCGCCTTCCTCGGACTCAAGGTTGCGCATGCGGGCCGACTGGATCGTCGCCAGTTCGGCGTTGTGCTGGTCTTGCAGGGTCTGCAACTTCGACTGGCCGCTCTTGCGCAGGCTTTCCAGCCCGGCCTGCAGCGCCTGCTCTTCCTTCTGCACTTTGTCGAAGGCGCTGTCCAGCAGGTCGTCCTGCTCCTTGTCCTGCGCTTCCTTCGCTTTCGCCAGAGCCTTCGCCGCTGCATCGCGGGCCTTTTCCTGCTCCTTGGTAGCCTTGATCGCCACGCCGGTCATGGTGTCGAACTGGCGCACGGCGTCCATCATCATCGCGGACGGCAGCGGCTTCATCATCAGGTTGTGCAGGCGCTCCTTGGCCTGATCGACGGACTCGGATGCCGACTTCGCCATCGTGCCGAGCGACTGGCTGTATTGAAGCTGGACGCCCGGCAGCTTGTTGGCGATGTCCACGATCACCGTGTCGATGCCCTGCATGCCGGTGATCACGGCAAGGCGGAACCCGTGAAACGCCACGGTAAGCACTTCCCAAATGACTTCGATGCCGCGCCAGCCGTCAGCGAACACGCCGACCGCGCGAGTCAGCGCAGCAAACACGGCGCCGAACTTTTCGCGGAACCCGTCGCCGTTGCCGATCAGCTTCACAAACCAGTTTGCGACGGTCTCCAGAATCGGGGCGAGCTTTGATCCAATGATGGCCGCGACGTTCAGGAACGACGCCTTCGCCTTCGACATCGAATCATTCATGCTCTGCAGGCGCTGGCCGTCGATCTTGTTGGCAGCGTTGGCGACGTTGAACATTTCCTTTCCGAGCGCGCGCAGACCACCCAGCAGTTCGCCGCCAACGAACAGGGCGAAGCCGACCTTGCTGGCCTTCGCCACGGTGTCGCTGTTCTTGGCGACTTCTTTCAGCTTGTTGTTGAAGCTGTTGAAGGCGGCAGCGGTTTCGTCTTTCGCTGAAAGGACGTAATTGACATCGGTCGCCATGCGCTACCCCTTCCGCTCCTGCTTACTTACCGCTGAATCGACAATCAACATGGCCTCGGAAAATGCCGCCGGCTGATCCAGAACCCCACCAGCAAACGGCAGCAGGCCGTTCTTGTAGTGGCGGAACATCCCGAGAACTTCGCGGGACTCTTGCGTTACCATCGGTAACAAACACGTCCGCGATTCGAGCCCGATCTCTTCAATGGCGAACATCGGGAACGGTGCCGGGTTGCTGTCGTCGCAGTGACGATTCCAGGGACACGCGTGGCAGTTGAACTTGTCGCGGTTGTGCGCCACCACCACCGCGACTGTTAGTTTTTTGCCTGCTCCCCGTCGATGCGCGACGCCTTGAGGATTTCCCCGAACAGGTCGCCCAGCAGGTCGAACGGAAGGCGCGCGATGTTCTGGTCGATGTCACGAACGAACGCGACCGGCTTGCCGTCGTCGCCCTCGAACCCTTCCCAATCCAGCAGCGCCATACGCAGCGCGGAACGAATCGACGTCGCGGTGAACACGACGGACTTCGCATCTTCGTCGCGCTTGGCGCCGGCATTGACGTCGCTCAATTCCAGCCCGGTCAGGCCGCGAATCTTGAAGCGTGTCGGCTCGCCTTCCTGACCTCCCGGCGTGTACCAGAACGGGGTGAACGGTGAAGCTGCGCGCAGTGCCATTTCAAAGCCTCACGAAAATGCGAGAGTGATTTCGTTGTCGGCTGCAGTCTCAACCAACTGCCCTTTGATCTCGCGCGTCAGCACGCCGCCGCGATCACCGTTTCCGACTTCGCTGTAGACAGCAGCCGGGCCTGCGACGGTGTAGCGATTGCCCGCCGTGCTGCCGATGAGTCCGGTGGTGATGGCGTAGGACGCCGAGGACTGCCACTTCGTGACCCAATCGTAAGCAGCGACAAGCGCGGCTTCCGGGTCAATCGTGAACGTCGGCGCGCGGCCAGTGATGCGGATTTCACCGTAGCCGTCAGCGGCTGCGATGTTGTCGGCGTTCGCCAGCGCGATGCCCATGTCGATGTTGAGTTTCGAGATCACCGCCGAATAACTGTCGATGGCGAAAGGCACGTTGATCAGCACGGGCGGGACGGTCGAATTGTAGGTCGGCGTGGCGAGCGCGGTGTCTGCCGGGCCAACCAGGTGCCCGACGAACTTGAACGACAACTTGCCCTTCTGCGCGACGGACAGGTCAGCAGTGAATGAACCGCGGGCTCCCGTGCACTTGTAGCGAAGGCCGTCTTCGTACAGGTAGATCGTGATGGATTCGTGCGCGGTCGGCGTGCTGGTCGGTGCGTAGGTCACGGACGTGGCCGCAACAACCGTCTCAGCCATGCCGCAGGCGCGGAGCAGAACGCCCAGCTCCGGCGCGGTGCCGGCGGTGCCGGAGCCCTTGATTTCAACGTCGAACGAAATGCCGATCAGTGAGCCGGCGTACAGGGATTTCAGCGGCGCAAATGTCGGCTTGACCGGCGTGCGCTCTGCCATCCGCGCACCCTCGAACGAGTGCGAAAGATTCTCGACCAGAATGGCGTTCGCGTTCGCGGTCGGCGTCGGGTCGGTGTTGTAGGTTCCCTCGATTTTGGCGAGGATCACCTTGCGGGTCGTGAGCATTTCGTTCTCCTGTGCCTGATGGCGCGCTTGATTGTCGCCGCTCGGTCGGTGGCGAATGCGTTGCGTTTTTCTCTTAGATGACTGTGCCGACCATATCGACTGCGCCGGTGTCGAACGTGCCGTAACCCGTCGCCAGCGATGCCGCGTCTGGTACGCACGAAATGTCGATGACGCCAGTGCCGGTGCCGTCATTGATCAGCAGGTCGGCAAACACGCCGCCGTCTGTTGCGATCGGCGTAGACGTGCCAAGCAGCACGTCGTTGACGAAGAACTTGGCAGATACGCTGCCGCCGGATAGCGTCAACTGGAACGCAATCTTTGCGTCGGTCAGGTCGCCGGTGTAAGCCGTGCCGAAGCTGGCAACGCTTGGCGGGAATGTGCCGAATTGGCCCTGAATTGTTCCGGTGGTCGCCCCGGTATATTTCGTCACCAGCGCATTGAACAGAACAGACCCGCTGCCGCCGTAGTTGTAAATCTGGAATAGGAACGTATCGATGTCGTCAGCAGACGGAACAGAATGAATCGTGAAGCCGCAGACAAGCGGAACGTCAGCGACAAGCGTCACAAGGCCAGGCGCTGCGGTAACGGAAGCAGGGAACGCGATAAGGGTCTGCGACGTCGCGGTCAGCGTGTACGTCGCGCGGTTGCGAGCAGGCGAAATCGTCGGCAGCAAAGCAACACCAAACAGCGCAGCGTTCGTGCCGTCGTCATTCAGCATGTAGCCGAGCGACTGCGTCGAGTTGTTGTCCGCCGGCTGACTGGTGAACGACGCCAGCGGTGACGTCTCGCCCTGAATGTCGCCCGGCCCGGCATCGTATGAGCCAAGCACGACGTCGCCGGGATAGATCGTTGACGCGGCGGTGAATGACACGTCATTGCCAGAGATGAAGCCGCCGCTCAATGCAACCGCGTCGCCGTCAACCGTGATGGAAAATCCAGCAGTCGTGCCGCTGACGTTTTCGGAAATATGGAACGTGACCGACGTGCCATTCGTGGCGACGCTGATGCCGGACAGTTGCGGGACGGTGTAGCGGACGCGGCGGTACAGGATGGTGAATTCCATCCGCAGACGGCCCGTGACCATTTCGCCAACGCCGTCGATTTCCGGCGATGCCGAGCCCTCGGTGGTGTTGATGACGTAGGACAGGCCTTGCGTGATGTCAGCCTGCAGCGCCTGCGCGACCTCGAATCGGATCTGATTCAGCACCGTGTCGATCTGCAGCGCCGACGTTTTCGCCACCGCCTCGATGTTCAGCGTCAGGTCACTGTCGATGTACCACCAGCCGGATGACCCGCTATCGCTGCGGGGATTGTCCGTGCCCATGTAGACGCAGACAGCCGGCAATTCGCCGTCAGGGATTTCGTAGACGCGACCGCGAAAGGTGTTGTCGCCAGTCGTCGTCAGCGTGGAAAGTTTGTCCAGAACCGCGACAAGGATGTTTTCGACGCGATGGTCGGCCATTACTTTCTCAGCATCAGCGTCGTCATGCCGGTGCCGTCCGGGTGAACGCCGGTGATGTAATAGGTTGTGCCGCTGATCACGATCGTCTGACCGGCAGCTGCAGCAGAGAAATCAGAAGTCTTGCCGAGCGCCATTGGCTGCGCGCTGGCAATGACAGGCTCGCCGGGAATGCCGAGGAACTGGTTGTCGAAGATGACGTACTTCGTGGTCAGGCCGTGAACGGCTGCAACAGCGAAATCGTCATCGTTCAGGAACGGGTCCAGGTCCTCGGCAAATGCCACGGGTTACACCGTTGCGCGGTGGCCAAGCATGCTGCAACCGACAACGGCAGGGCCGGTGCCGATGGTGCCGACGTACTTGACGTAGCCCTTGATGGTGCGAGCCGGCACGGACAACTTCTGCACGTCGTTGTCAGTCGAGGTGCCGACCGACGTGAACGAAACAAGGGTTGCCGAGTTCGTGCCCGAACCATCGTCAGCGTGCAGGATCGCGCCGGCACAGGTGCCAGCAGTCAGCACGCCGGTTGCCTGAATGAACGCGACCTCGCCCTCGTAGGAGCGAACGTCAACCCACGCACCAGTTGCGGCCGCAGTGTTGGAGTGGTCAGCCGGTGCAAGCAGTACGGTGGCGCTGGCTTTGTAGAGATCGGAATTGCTCATGTCACTCTCCCTTTGCCGGGGCTACCGGCGACTGTTTTGCGTCGGCCTTCGGGGCCGGCTTCGGGTTTGGTTTTGCGTCGGCCTTCGGGGCTTCTTCTGCTTTCGCAGAACCAGTCGGCAGCGCGTTGGTTTTCGACACCTTGTTTGCGGTGATCAATTCGACGGCGAACTTGTAATCGAGAACGATCACTTCACCGACCGGGACTTCCTCACCACCGATGCGAAATGCGCGCTCTACGCGCACTGTCAATTCTTTCGGGATTGGCTTCTTCATGGGCTCTCTCGTTGCCTGGTTTCCATCACAGCGGGCCGGCGGTTTCCTGCCAGCCCGCGCCGGGAAGGGTTATCAGGTCACGGACGAGCCGTAAGAGAAGGCAGCCGCATTGCGCACGCCCACGTCGAAGGACTGGAACGCGCGGATGCCGCTGATACCCGCCTTGAAGTTGGCGGTCGGATCGACTGCCAGTTCGAGAACGCCCCACTCAGCCATGATCAGCTGCGCGAAGTCACCGAAGATCATGCCGTCGCTGATCTGCGTGGTGGTCAGGCCACGGAAGCCCAGCATCTGACCTTCCAGCACGTTGCCGAGCCAGAGCGCGGTGTCGGTGCTGGAGAAGCGCTGACGCTGCATCGCAATCGCGGCCTTCTCCGGGGTCGTGATGTAACAGCAGTTCGTGGTCAGCGCGTTGCCGGTAGCAACGTCGGTCTGGAACCCAATCGCCTTGGCGTAGTCGAGCGACGTTGCCGTCACCGAACCGATGCCGCTGGTGTTGATGATGCCGACCGGGCCGCCTGCGCCGTTGCCGTTCAGGGCGAGCAGGTCGATCTTGAGCGCGAGCTGCTTGGCGAGGTCTTCCATGATCAGCATGTCAACCGAAGGGTCCGACTGCATCTGCAGCAAGCGGCTGACTTCGACGTACGCGCCGACCGTTTTCGGAGACAGCGCGAGCTGGCCGAAAGTCAGGTTGGATTCCGTGATCTCGTCGCTTTCCGCGCCGATCAGGTACGCGGTGCTGGCACCGGTCTGCTTCGGAATTTCGATGTTGCCTTTGATGCCGGTCAGCATGCGGGCACCAGCGCGGCCAACGACCGTGTTGGCGCGGAGCAGTTCGATGAAGCTGCCCGGCTGCTGCGCGTTGGCAACGAGGTAGCCGCCAGTGCCGGCAACAGTCGTGTCGCGCTTCTGGACTTCGTACGGGACGAAGTAGCCGCCGTTCGCTGCGGCGCCGTAGCGCTTCTCCAGCGCTTCGTGGCACTCGCGCTCGAAGCCGGCGTCTGCCCATGCGTTGCGCTCGCCCTTGGCAGCGGCAGACATGGCGCGCACCAGTCGCATCATGGAGAAGCGCTGCACTTCCTTGCCGTCAAGGCCAAGGTCAGGCGCGGTCGGGCTGGCGTTCGAGCGGGCGACCATGGCGGACATGATTTCGTCCTTCACCCAGCGCTCGTCCTTGCCTTCCTTCAAGGCGCGGCCTGCGATTTCCTTGCCGCCGTGCGCAGCGTACTGCTCGCCCAGCGAAAGGATCGCGGTGACTTTTTCCATGGCGGCGTTCGCGCCACGGGTTTCGATTGCGGCCAGTTCGGCTGCGGTCGGTGCTACTGCTTCAACGGTCATGGGTGCTTTCCTCGTGACGGGTTCGGTTTCCGGCTGCACGACAGGTGCGGCTGGCGGAATGGGTTGTTCTGCGGAACGGCCAACGCCGACGCCGACGTCTGCAGGAATCGACACGAAACTGATTTCGTGCGGCTCCCAACGCGTAGCGCGGTAGGTGGGGTTGTCGGATTCAGGGTCTTCGATCTCGACCTTGTGGATGCGGTAGCCGACGCTGATGCACTTGCGGATACCGTCAACGACGTCTTGAAAAATCTCCTCGGCGCGCTCGCTTCTCCCGAAGCGGAGCGTTGCGCGACCTACCCGGTCGCTGTCGATTCGACATTCTTCGATGGTCGCAACGTGATCGCGCGGGTCGTGATCAACGAGGCCGGGGCCGCCGTCCTTGAGACGGGCGAGGTCTACGCTCTTCGGTGAGTGGTCGAGAATCTCGACGCCCCACCAACGCTGAACCGGCTCCTCGGAAGAGAACGCAACCTCAACGGTGCGACCTTCCTCGCTGACGGCTTCGCGCTTGAAGAAAAGCGAACGCTGCTGGACTTCCCCCGACGGATCGCGGAGGAAGGCTTCACGCTTCTGGATTTCGTTTTGATTTTCCATGCCGCAATGTCAGCACGGCGCCGACATTGCGTGTTGCTGCGTTTTTCTCACACAGTCTTGGCGGGAACTTCCTTCGCAGGCGCATCGACACGCAGCAGGCCGGCGGCGCGCAAGTCCGCCTCGTCCTGCTTGTTCTGCTCGGTGACGTCGCGGAAGTCTTTGCCGCTCTCTGCGCAAATGTCGCTGCGCGAAGTGACGCCCAACTTGACGGCCAGTTCCGCCGCTTCGAGGTCGTTCTTCGGATCAACCCACTGCCAGCGGCGCGGCTGCCACGAATCGGAATGAAACTTGCCGATCTTGCTCGCCGGCAGCGGTCCGAGCTGGCCGAGCAGCAGCGACGTTTCCAGCCAGTCGCGGAACACGGGGCGCATCAGGCCATCGACAACTTGCGCCTGGATTGTTTTCCAGCAGTCGCGCTCGTCGAGAACACCCTGCCGGATGGATGAATATGAAACGCCTTCGAGGTCGGACGCCAGTGAGTTGTACGAAACGCCAAAGCCAGACGCGATGCCGCGCAGGCAGGCCTTCGTGAAGCCGTCGTAATTCGCCTCCGGGTACTTCGGGTCGAACGACTGGAATTCGTAGCCTTCCGGGGCCATTCCGAACGTGCCGGGCTCTGCCTCGGTGATCAGGTTGCCGGCGGCATCTTCGTCATCGGCAAGCGCAGACGCATCGCCGTCCTTCGATGTCCAGAAGCCCATCTTCGCCGCGCCGATCCTGGCAGCAATGATCGCGGCCTCATCGAACGCGCCGAGGTTGTTCAGGCGGATCAATGCCGCATGCATCCACGGCACGCCGCGAATCTGCTCTGCCCTGTCCTGCAGGAAGTCGTGAATGATCTGGTCGGCAGGAACGCGCTCGCGCTCCTTGGCTGCGCCGGTGAGCTGCAGCATGTCGCCGGGGTTCCAGTTGTCGATCCAGTACGCAACGGCCCGGCCTTCGCGGTTCAGTTCGATACCCATGCGGATCGCGTTGCCGTTGGGCGCGGTGTCGTTGTAACGCTCGTCCAGGCGATCAACGTCGATGAACTGCAGCGAGTAGCCGTGGCGGTTGCGCTTCGGGTCACGAATGCGGCGCAGCAGAACCTCACCGTCGCGCGCCATCGTGCGGACGTACAGACGCTGGGCTGCAGGAAACGACATGCGGCCGGTGACTTCGCAGCCGCGATAGCCCCAGACCTTGAACTCGCGCTCGATGATGCTGTTCGCCACTTCGTCGAGCTTGAACGTTCCGCCTGCGCCATAGTCGCCGGCCTTGTTCTGCAGCATCACGCCTTCTGGCCCGATGACGTTCGTCTCGACCATCTGCAGAAACTTCTTGGCGTGCGCGTTATCGCGGGCCAGTTCGCGCGACCGGGCACGCATGGTGCGCAGGCTGCGATAGATTTCCTGATTCGCTGACAGGCTGTAGGTCGCCATGCTTGCGGTGAGCCGGCCAATCTGCGCCGCTGCGTACAGCGACGAACGCTTGCCGGTTGTCGGGACAGATACCTGCTGCGGTGCGGTGAGCAGTCGGTGAACGAGGCCCATTATTTACTCACCCCAAGCCACATGAAGAACGCGCCCGGCACGATCCAGCCGGCCGGCGGGTAAATCTGCGCGGCACCGACCGTCACCAGTGCGAGGCCACCGAAGGCGAACGCGTCCTTCACGTCGAAGTTTTCACCGATCTTCGCCAGATCGATGCGCGCACGGATAGCGCCGGCCAGTTCGCGGATGTTCATCAGAGCCTCACCAGCAGACGGTTGCGCGGCGGGAGACCATTCTTCCGGCGCTCGGTGTTCAGTTCGGCGGCGTATTCCGCCTTGTAGGAGTCGCGGAACTTGAGCAGGTCAGCGAGCGGCGTTTTCGACAGGGAGCGGCCGGCAATGGAATAGGCCATCTGATCGATGGTTGCCCGGTTCTCGATGACGGCCTCGATGGCGTCGAGCGTCTTTTTCACATGCGAGCGCGGATCAGCGGTTGACGCTGACAGGCTTGCGATGACTGACGTGGTGCCAGACCCGACCGATACGCGGGCACTGTCGCTGGCGCGCGTGATGTAGGCCTGCCACTCGTAGGTGCCGGCGCTGTAGGCTGCCGTCGTTGCGCTGGAGACTTCGACCAGGTACTCGCCGCCGGTCTCCGCAGCGGTGATAGAGAACGACGTCGAGCCGGCGCCCTGCTTGTCGAACGAATAGGTCAGCGTGTAATCGGCTGTCGGGTACGCGGCCAGAAGGTCGGGACGCTTCCACGCCCAACGATCACCGATGACAAGTTCTTCCGGCTCCCGCGTCGGGTAGTTGGCAGAATCGAACGCGTTGCCCATTCATTGTCTCCACCCGTTTACGAAGCCCGGCCTGCGCACCGTGGTCTTTTTCTGCTTCGCCGGCATGACTGGTTCAGGTTTCGGTGGCGCTGAATCTTCCTCGACTGCAATGGCGCGCTCTCTGCTCGCCTCGACTCGCCGTTGAAACTTCTTCGCCACCTTTTCGATACTGGTGTCCAGAATCGCCAGCGCCGCCATCGCATAAACGCGACAGTCCAACGCTTCGTTTCTCGCGCGCGGGTCTTTCAATTCCCACCGGCGCGTCGGCACTCCCTTGAAGTATCGGGTCACAAGGCGCTCTGCGGTCAGTTGTGAGAAAAACGCAGGCTCGCGCGAGTGCGGGAAATGGCAGTAGCCGGGGCCGGGCTCGGACACCTTGAGGCGCGAGAACAGCAATTCCTTTCCGGTATCGACGCCGATGGAAAACAGACGAACGCCTGCCGAGTTGTTGCGCGTCGGCTTCGTCACCAGCGGGCGACCCTGACCGCCGACGCCCTTGATGGCGAACACACGGCGATGCCAGCGCGGTTTGCAGAAGGCGTAGACCATCTCCGTCTTGTGGCCGCCGGTGTCGATGGCCGTGGCGGATATGCGCATGCGCAGGCCCGACTCGTGCTCGAAGTCGCTGACGAGGTATTCGTCGAGTTGCTTCCACAGCGGCGAGTGCGACGGGTGCTGGCCGGGGTCGCCCTCAATGACGCGGTAATCGATGTTCCATGTCTCTCCGCCGACACCGTGGCCGACGACCTCCAGTTCCAGACGGTTGTCCTGCACGTCCACGCCGCAGGTCAGCAGCACTGCGCCGGCCGGGATTTCTGCCGGGTAGACCTCGCGCCGCTCAAGCAAGCCCGTGTCGTCGATGCTCTCGCCGGTCAATTCGTCTGGCTCACCGAGCGAGGTGTTCACCCATGTACGCAGCGTGTCGGGCAGGGACTTCGCTTCGTAGAACGCCGTCGCCATCTGGCCGAACGACACCCAGGGCGAATACAGCTCGAACATGTGGGCGCTCACGATGCCCGCTTTCGACGGCTTCGCAGTCGCCCGCCACTCACCGCGCGCCAGCATGCCGGCCTTGTCGTTGTCGTTGATCACCGCGCCGCAGGAGTCGCAGACATAGTAGGCCTCGTCTGGCTGACCTTCTGGCCAGTGGACGTTGGCCCAACGCATCGCCTGCATGACATCGCAGTGCGGGCACGGCACGAAGTACCGGCGCTGATCGCCAGACAGAAACCCTGCCTCGATGCGCGATTGCCCCTTGATGGTCGGCGTCGAGACGCAGAACAGTTTGCGATTCCAGAACGTCGTGGTCCGTTTGCGGGCCAGCAGCACCGGGTCGCCCTCGGCGCCGGCCGACTTGCCGTAGCGGTCAACTTCGTCGCACATGACGATGCGGATCGGGCGCGATGCAAGGCCGGCAGGGGAGTTCGCGCCGGCCACGGTGAGGTGCCCGCCCGGAAAGCATTTATGCAAAATTGTGTTGCCGCTGTCCCGCGCCTTCGGGTCAGCAACCTTTCCGGTCAGCCGCGGCGAATCCCTGACCATTGGCGCGAGGCGATCCTTCGACCACGCTTCCGCCATCTCCAGCGTCGGCTGGACCAGCAGCATCGGTGCCGGGTCCTGATCAATGAAGTAGCCGATGATGTTGTTGATGA